GAAGTTTGACCCAAAAACCGCTGATAAAATACCTGGAATTAATTTTAACGCTAAAAGAGTTCAAATTATTGCAACTTTTGAGGAGTACCTAAGACACGGATTTAAAGTATATTCAAATAGATTACTTAATGAAATGTCAACATTTGTTTATGTTAATGGAAGACCTGACCACCAAAAAGGACATCACGATGACCTAATCATGTCAACGGCAATGTCGATATATGTTGGAGAAAACTCTTTCACATCAATGACAAAGGTGACAGAACATACAAAAGCCATGATTGACTCTTGGCATATAAACACAACCACAAAACAACAAACAAGTTATTTTAATCCAATAATAGAAGATAATAATCGTAAAAATAATGTTGTAACCAAAGAAGATTATATGAAACATTCTTGGTTATTTGGAGGAATGAGATAATGGGACTAGAAAATAGAAAAAAAAGCGGAAGGTTAAATGGAGGTTCAAAACTTATTGTATTGGGTCAAGGTGGTCTTACAGAAACAAGACCGAAAAGTAATGACGCTAAAAAAAATACAACAGTTAATGATAAATTTGCATTATATGGGGGAATACCTCCGTGTAATTTAAATGAAGGTAAAATAGACTTAGGATTTAGGATTGATAATGACTTAATATCAAGTGTGTTTTTTTATCAAGAAATTGACCCTAACTATAGAAAAAATACATTATTTTCAATTGGGTATGATAAAATTAATGAAAAATATAGATTTTATTATTTAGGTAAAAATGGTGAAATTATTGAAGAACCAAAATTAAACCCATCATTATTAAATAATTTCGCACCAACATCATTTAATAGATTAAGTGGTAATAGATTTTTAATTTCAGGTAACCTAACTTTTGGTAGTAATTACGGGATGGTTGTAGTTAACCAATTTGGATATTTAGTTAATACTATTGATTTTGATATATATGACGAACTTGCAGTTAAATATATTTTTTCAAAATCTGACGGAGATGGTAAATTTATTGCGGTGGGTCGAAATGATGCGATTGAAAAATGTATATATGTTTATAAAATAAAAGGAAAGGTTCCCGCATTTTACAGACAACAAATATATAGGTTTAATTCTGACGGAACTTATGATAAGACATTTAATGCAATTAACGCAAAACAAAACGAGTACAATGCGTTATCATTCCAACCGCAATCATCATTCCAACTAAACGGTGTGTATGTTACAAATCAAAATGATTATATAGTTTACGGTAAATTTGATTCATATAGTGGAAAAACAAGTTATAATATAATCGCATTAAATAATAACGGATATCCCAAATTTAATTCATTTGAGGATTATGTTAACAATACTGTTAACGGAGTTGTGATGGACAATGATTCAAATTTATATATTGTTGGCGGGTTTAATCTATATAAAACAGTACCTTGTAAAGGAATAGTAAAGGTACCGGATATTAATAGCCCAGTACAAGACACAACATTTAGTAATAATTTACCATCATTCTTACAAGGTAAAATAATTACTTCAATTTCATTGGACTTTGACGGAGGACTTTTAATTACAGGTAACTTTGATAGAAAATACTGTAAATTAACATCAGAAGGTAAATTAGTGGAGTCTTTTGGAGACTTATACACATTTACAAGCAATCCTACCTCATTAACAAAATCAATAAACAAAGGGTATTTTTTATTTGGTACTGGCTTAAAATACACTAATGAAAATGTTTATCAGTCAATCATAAAACTACAAGGCTGCTAATATATACAAAAAAACTATTTATAATTAATATTATGTACTATGAGTGAAAATAAATTAACAGTTTGGCAAAGACTATCACAAGCTTTCGGGCCGAATTCATTATTGAATCAGGATTATCCGACATACAAATATGACAAACAAGAGCTTCTTAAAACAACCTCAAAACAAGATTACGAAAGAGAAAAATTAGAGGCTAGACAAACATATTATTTGGCAAATCAATGGGGTAAAATTGAAAATAATTTATATACCCAAGCGGTCTATTACGAACCAACAAGACTATCATCTTTTTATGACTACGAGTCAATGGAGTTTACTCCTGAGATTTCCGCAGCTTTGGACATTTACGCTGAGGAATCAACAACTGTAAATCAAGATGGTCACATATTACAAATTTATTCTGAATCAAAAAGAATAAAATCAATTTTGGCTGATTTATTTAACAACATTTTAGATATCAATACTAATTTACCAATGTGGACAAGGAATACCTGTAAGTATGGTGATAATTTTGTTTACATAAAATTAGACCCTGAAAAGGGAATTATTGGATGTGTTCAATTACCAATTATTGAAATTGAAAGATTAGAAGCGGGAATGGGTCAAAAAGTAGTCGACAATAAAATTGACCCTGATAGAAAACATTTGAAATTCAAATGGAAACAAAAGGACATGGAGTTTAATACTTGGGAAATTGCTCACTTTAGATTGTTAGGTGACGATAGAAGATTACCATATGGAACATCCATGTTAGAAAAGGCAAGAAGAATTTGGAAACAGTTATTGTTGTCTGAAGATGCGATGTTAATTTATAGAACATCAAGAGCACCTGAAAGGAGAGTATTTAAAGTCTTTGTTGGTAATATGGACGATGCGGATGTTGAACCATATATCCAAAGATTTGCAAACAAATTTAAGAGAGCTCAAACAGTTGACCCAGCAACAGGTAATGTTGATATGAGATTTAATCAAATGGCAGTTGACCAAGATTATTTTGTTCCTGTTCGTGACCCAGCCCAAGCAAATCCAATTGAGACTTTGGCTGGAGCTCAAAACCTATCTGAAATTGCGGATATTGAATACATCCAAAAGAAATTACTAACAGCTCTTAGGGTACCAAAAGGTTTCTTAGGTTTTGAAGAGGTTGTTGGGGATGGTAAAAATTTAGCGTTACAAGACATTAGATTTGCCCGAACAATCAATAGAATTCAAAAAAGCATGGTTCAAGAATTGAACAAAATTGCAATTATTCATTTATTTTTAACAGGATTTGAGGATGAAATTTCAAACTTTACTTTATCTTTAACTAACCCTTCTAAACAAGCCGATTTGTTAATGATTGATGTTTGGAAAGAAAAGATACTACTATACAAAGATATGGTTACCCCAATCGAGGGAATTTCTCCAACATCTGTTTCGTGGGCAAAAAAACATATTCTTGGTTTTTCAGATGAAGATATTAAACTCGATTTACAACAACAAAGAATTGAAAAGGCGGTTGGCGCTGAGTTAACAAATACTGCTCAAGTAATTACTCACACAGGTTTATTTGATAATTTAGATAAATTATACGGAGCTAAGACAGGACAACCTGCCGCAACTGAGGGAGGAGAAGCTCCTGATTTAGGAGGAACCCCACCCCTACCTACAGAGAGTCCGGCACCTCCGGCTGAGCCAGGAATTACCCCTGAATCAAAAAATGAAAATTTAAATATTCTTTTAGAATCAGATTGGTTTAATGAAAACGAAGAGATTGATTTAAGTAAAGGAAATAAGTCATTAAATGAAATGGAAGAAAAACTTGAAAAGTTACTAAATGATTGATATTTATAAAGAAAATTTAAAATGAAATTTGGAATTTTAAAAACTTTAGTTGAAGCAAAGCTTACTGAATCATATAGAACATCGACTTTTGATAAAGAGTTGAATTTTTTTAGAAAAAATATATTATCAAATAATGACTTTAAGAAAAAAATGTTCATTTATGATAAATTAACTGAAAATGTCGGTATTGATAAAGACAGTGCCAACTTTTTAGTTGAGACTTTACTTGAGGAGTTTAAAAAAATTAAAAATAATAATAAATTAGAAACTTTAATAATTGAGTGGACTAAGAGTTTGAAAATAAATAATTCATACGAAGTTATTGATAATTTTATATACTCTCCTGTTGAAAAAATAGATTTAAAATTATCCTCAAGAAATCAAATTTTAGAGTCTTTAACAAGAAAGAAAAAAGAAAATAAAGTTACAATACCTCAGGTTGGTTTTGAATCTTTTATAAATTTAGCGAATAAGAATGTTAATAAAATGTTAGAGTCGTTAGGTGAAAATGACAAAAACAAAATAAAAGAAGTTTTAAAAAATCCGAAAGATTTGGAAAATAAATTCCAAGAACTTAAAGAATCAGTTGTTAAGAAAATAGAAACATTAATTGAGACATCTGAAAAAGAATTAGTAGGTACTTTAAATGAAACAAAAAACAAAATATCAAGTACTGAGTTCTCAAAGATAGAATATATTAAATTAATGTCTCTTAACGAGGGATTATCTTAAACTTTTTTTGACATTAAACTTTTATTTTATTAAAATTATAAAAATAAAAGGATAAATGTGCAAAATTAATGAAAAAAGGGAAATCCTGTGTTCTGAAGGGATACAAAAATTTTAAATGTTATTATGGAACGGTAGATTCAAAAAATTTCAAATCAATTTACTTAAATTTACAATCGTGGATTCATCCACAGGAACATATGGAGGATTGGAGCAGGTTGGTATCAAACTTCAATAAGATTATTAAAAATTTTATAACCGACACTTTAGACAAACAATTATTTGAAAATAATTTTATAGTTGATTTGGATTTAAGAACAAGTGGGATTTCAGTTAAAAAAAGGTCATTCATGAATTTGGAAATTACTTTTTTTGTTAAACCAAATACAGAATTCAAATCAATAAAACTTAAAAATTCTTTGAAAAAATTAATTTCAAGTATAAACAAAGAACTATTTCAAAAAAATAAACATTTTACATTTCATCTAACAAAAAATGATAAATCTTTTAATTTAATTGATTAAGTATATTTATATTAAAAGAAGAAATGCAAAATTATAGAGTTTTAAATCCTAATGAAACTGGGAAAGGAATTTTAATAGAATATGATGCGGGATATATTTCACCTGCCGAGTTCTCTAATGATAGAATAATTAAAGAGTCTTTTGAAGTTGGGGATTATTCAAAACCATTTGAGTTCTACGCAGTTTTACAGAAATACAACACACCAAATAGAAACGGTAGAGTTTATCCTGAAAAAATATTAAAAAGGGAAGCTGACAATTATATAAAAAATTATATAAAAAAGAACACCGCTTTATCTGAATTAAATCACCCTGAATCATCATTGATTGATTTAGATAGAGTTTCACACATAATTACCGATGTTTGGTGGGACAAGAATGTTTTGTTAGGTAAATTAAAATTACTTACATCACCTGGATTTCATGAAAGAGGAATCGTCTCAACAAAGGGGGACCAAGCGGCAAACTTATTAAGACTTGGAGTTACTTTAGGGATTTCCTCAAGAGGTGTTGGTTCTTTAAAGAAAGTAGGAGAACAAAACGAAGTTCAAGAAGATTTTGAATTAATTTGTTTTGATTTAGTCCAAGCTCCATCTACACCAGGTGCTTACTTATTTAAGGAAAAAGAAGACCAATATAAGTATGAAGAGAATTTACAAGAGGAAAAAGAAGAAAAATTAAAGATGTATAATAGCAAGTCTATTGATTTAATGAGTAAATTATCCGATTATTTAAAAAAATAAATAATATGGAAATGGACGAAAAATATTTTGTGGCAAAAGTTCAGTATGACTTGCCAGATGAGAACTCAGGTAAAATTAAAAAAGTAAGAGAAGAAAAACTTGTTAAAGGTTATAATGTTACAGATGTTGAAGCAAAAGTAACAAAAGCCTATGAATCTTTCAGTTACGATTGGAGAATTACATCTGTCGCTGAAAGTAAGATTGATGAGATATTTGAATAAAATATCATTATTTATTATGAAAAAAAGGGGTGAATTACACCCCTTTTTTTATATGCGTTAATTTTTTTGAACCATTAGCATATTTATTAAAAAAATGCAAAATGGCAGAAAAAAATTTAGTTGAAGAAACTCTTATCCAAATTCAAAATTTGGAAGAAGTAATTAACGAAAACGCAAAAGAAATACTTGCTTCTACTATGAAGGAAGAAATTAGCGAATTAGTAAAGGAGTCCATGAAAGGTGAGACTAACGAACAAAATGATGAAATCAACATGAATGTTGATGACGAAGATGAAAATGAAGATTCCGATGAAATGATGGATGTTAATTTCATGGGTGGTGAAAACGAGGATGAAGACGATGATGATGAAGAAGAAGATTTAATGGGTGGTATGGACATGTCAGATATTGATGACTATGGAGATGAAACCATTGATTTAACCGACGCATCTGATGAGGAAGTTCTTAAAGTTTTCAAAGCTATGTCTGCTGACGATGAGATTACTGTCACTCAAGATGGTGACTATCTACATTTAACTGATGATGATGAGGATGTTGAATATTTAATTCAAACTGAAACATTTGATAGTAAGAATGTTGACCCTAGAGCTAAAGAAATGGATGAATCTGAAGAAGAATACTCTGAAATGGATGAATCTGAAGAAGAATATTTTGAAACGGATGAGTTTGAAGAGGGTGTTTCTGAAATGGATGAGTCATGGTTAGAAGAAGATGACTCTGAGGTAGTTTATGAAATCGAAATGTCTGATGATGACCCATTAGAACAAAATCCAGAATCTATGATGGAATCTAAAAAAATAATGTCTAAACCTAAAGTAGGTAAAGAAGCTAAAACTGGTTCGGCTTCTAAGTTTTCATACAAAAAATCCAATGGAGGATTTAAAGAATCTATGAAACAAGGAACAAAGGGTGTTGGAATGGGAAAACCAAAGTTCGAATTCAAAGAAGGAGAAACTTTAGAAATGCCTTCAAGAACACCTAGATTGTCAAAAGAAGAAGCAACAGAAGCGGCTCGTACTTATGGAACGGGATGGAGAAAAGGGGCTTTAAAGAAAGGGGCGAGAGCAGGACAAGAGAGTGCAAGACTTAACACTGAGTCTGTAAATAGAGAACTTGAAATGTTGAAGTCTAAAAATGAAGAATATAGAAAGGCTTTAAATATGTTTAGAGATAAACTTAATGAGGTCGCTATCTTCAACTCAAATTTAGCATACGCAACAAGATTGTTCACTGAACACTCAACATCTAAACAAGAAAAAATTAACATCTTGAGAAGATTTGATTCTGCTGAAACTCTTAAAGAATCCAAAGCACTTTACAAGACAATAAAAAATGAACTTTCAGACAAAGAAAATGTGAAACCTATAAGTGAGTCTATTGAAAGAGTAATTGACCATGAACCACAATCAGGTTCAGCAATGAATTTAATAGAATCAAAAACTTATGAGAATCCACAATTCATGAGAATGAAAGACATTATGTCAAAAATAATAAAATAATAAACAATAAAATAATAAAACCAAAAAAAATAAAATGGGAGCATTATTAGAAAGTGGATTAGTTGGTAACATCGGTCTTAAGCACCTTAAAGTTATCAAAGAAGACACTATAACAAAATGGGACAAATTAGGGTTCCTTGAAGGTCTTAGAGGCCACCTAAAAGAAAATGTAGCTCAGTTGTATGAAAATCAAGCTTCATTCTTAATTAACGAATCATCATCAACTGCCGATTCAGGTTCATTCGAAACTGTGGTATTCCCTATCATCAGAAGAGTGTTCTCTAAATTGTTGTCAAATGATATCGTATCTGTACAAGCTATGAACTTACCAATCGGTAAATTGTTCTACTTTGTACCTCAAATCCAAGGATACTCAGGACAAAGTAATTATACTGACGCTCAAGTTCCCGGTGGATATAGCCAATCAGGTGACCACTACGCACCTGTAGGTTCTCCAGGTAACTATCCTGGTACCCCAAATGCAGGTTACACAGGTACAGGAGCTTATGCTAAAAATCTTTATGATTTATTTTATGAAGGTACTGAGCCAGGTTTAAATCCTGCTGGACTTTTTGACTACTCAAAAGGACCTTTCATCGTTATGACTGCGGTTACTGCATCTCAAGCATGGTCTAACGGAGCTTTAATCACTTCAGGTTACACAGTTAATGGTGATGTTGCAAGTGCTAAAAAAGAATTCCGTAAGATTATTGTTGCATTATCAGGATTTACAGGAACAGGTGCTGGAAAATTAATTGGACCTGACGGACAAGAAATGGATACGGAATCTTTCTTATCTGATTTAACATTGTATGTTGAAAACTCAACAGCAGCTTCTGACTTAGGCACATCAACATTCACACCTCTATTATTCAGAGTTGTTACTCAAAAGTACGGACAAGGTATTGTTCAGTACGGTTCATCAACAACTACTAACTTCACAAGAGGTGGTGGAAATTCAGGTGACTATGGTAACGGAGGTTCATTCCAAAATATCTGTTCACCAACTGGTATCATTTATTTGGAAATTGATACTCAAGTTCCAGCATGTATTGCTTGTTCACAATCAACTCCTGATGGATACTCAGGTGCTAGTTTAACTAACAGTATTTGGTCAGGAACTACAGGTGAAGGTAGAATTAGAGCGGCTTGGAGAAGATACCAAGAGTTAGAATTTGAAGACAAAATTGGTGAAGTTTCTTTCAATTTGGAATCTGTTACAGTTTCTGTTACTGAAAGAAAATTAAGAGCACAATGGTCTCCTGAATTAGCTCAAGATGTTGCAGCGTTTCACAACATTGATGCTGAAGCTGAATTGACAGCGTTATTGTCTGAACAAGTTGCGGCTGAAATTGACCGTGAAATCTTGCGTGACCTTCGTAAAGGTGCCGCTTGGACACTTCGTTGGGACTATAACGGATGGAAGCGTCTGAATAACCAAGCAACTCCATACACTCAAAAAGACTGGAACCAAACTTTGATTACTGCGATTAACCAAATCTCAGCTCAAATTCACAAGTCAACTTTGAGAGGTGGTGCTAACTGGATTGTTGTATCTTCTGAAATCTCTGCGATTTTTGATGATTTACAATACTTCCATGTATCAAACGCAGCTCCTGAGCAAGACCAATATAATATGGGTATTGAAAGAGTTGGAACATTGAGTGGTCGTTACCAAGTGTATCGTGACCCATACTTCCCACCAAACACTATCTTGATTGGTCATAAAGGTACATCTTTATTGGACACTGGTTACATCTACGCTCCATATGTACCATTACAATTAACACCAACTATGTACAATCCATTTAACTTCACGCCTATCAAGGGTATTATGACAAGATACGCGAAGAAGATGGTTAACAACCGTTTCTATGGAAAAATCACTGTTGACGGTGTTCGTACATTCGACTTAAACGAATTAAGATAATAAATCTTAATACTAATAAAAAAAGGTCAGAGAAATCTGACCTTTTTTATTTTTCAATAGTTCGTATACATTTTGAAATTATTTCAGATTCTTCAATACTGAAACACCCTCGTTTATATGCCAATTTAATTGATTCTAAAATACAAAATAAAGATTGGTCTTTATTTAAATTAAATAAGAAGTTATCTAACTCCTCTTGACTGTTGTAGTGAATACAATTTAAGATAGAATTTTTTTTATTTATTTCATCCATTTTTTGTAGTAGTTGTTCTTTAATTAATTCATCATTCATAATATTTATAATAATAACAAATAATTTTCAACATGAAAAGTATCAAAGAAATAATTGATAAATCATTAGGTATTGTAATAAATGAAATTACTTCAACATCAAATGTTGGGGGTACATACAAACCACCATTAAGACCGGGTCTTAGAAAATGGTTTAAAAAAGATTTAATGCCCTTTATAGAAGTTACTTCGGACTATAGAGATGCGGAATTAAATTATGACATGTTAGACGGACACACAAAAAAAACAAAAAAAGAAATTCAAAAAAAAGAAAAAATTGCTAATCATATTGCTCATAAAGATTATAAACAAGATGCACCAGCCGAAGGTGATGATGAATATGCACCTGTTGGTTTCCATTATTTAAAAAAAATTGAAGGCATAAATGAGTCAGACTCAAGCATAACTGCTGGCGCTTACAATGCCCCGTTAGAAATAGGTTTAAAAAAATGGAAAAAAAATGAGTTATTTCCTTTTATTAATTTTGTTAATACAAAAAACAATCATAAATCTAAAAAAAAATCTTTAAAAAATAATATTAAACGAGTAGTTGGAGTTTGGGAGAAAAATAAAGATGGTTCTTACAAAATTGATAAACATGATGTTCACACTATTAATGAGGATTTGGCCGTTTGGTTTGGAACAAAAAAGAAACCTAAAGGAAGTAAACAACCGAAAGGTCCTTGGGTAAATATATGTAGAAAAAAGGAAGGTGGTGGTCACCCTCCTTGTGGTAGACCTGAAGCTGATAGTAAAGGGTACCCAAAATGTAGAGCGGCCGGAGTTGCGTCAAAAATGACGGACTCTCAAAAAAAGTCAGCCTGTGCTCAAAAAAGAAGAGCCGAAAAAGCAAATCCTAAATCAGGTACGGGGAACAAACCAAAAATGGTTTCATACAAACCAAGACAAGATGAACAAATAATCAAAGACCTAATTAAAAAATTTTTAAAATAGTGAAAATTTGCTTTAAAATATACAAAAATACAATTTCAAAAAAAGAAATTGATTTAGTTAAAAAGTTCTGTTCTCTATTGATGAAAAAAATGAAAATTTCAAAAGACCTAACTATTGAATTTTTGAATCAAAGATATGGTGAAATGACAACTGGTTCATTTGTCCCTAAAGAAAATAAAATTAAAATTCTATCAAAGGGTAGGATGTTGGCCGACATATTTAGGACATTATCTCACGAATGGGCACATGCATATGACCATGAAAAATTAAAAATAAAGGACAGGAAAGATGTTGGAGGTAAATCAGAGGACTATGCAAATTCAAAATCAGGAGAATTTACAAAAATGTTTATAAGAAAAAATAAAAATAAAGAAAAAGATATATTCAGTTAATCTTTTTTGTTTTTCTTTTTTAGTCTATCCAAATACTCTGAATTTTCATCATCGGCTTCATACCTGTTGTTAAGTTCAAAAAACTTTTGAAGGTATTCATCACCATATTTTCTAACTCTATTTGACAAAAAGTCTATCCACATTCTTTTCTCAGGCATTGAGTAGTCTTTGAATGACTCTTTTAATACTCTTTTAATTGTTTTATCTAAATTATTCATTTTCCAATATTTTATTATAAATATCAGTTAGTGACTCTTTTATTTGTAAAATCATTTCTGTGTCGTAAATTTCACCTCTTTTTTCTAATTCGTTGTCAAACACGCTAATTAGTTTTCGCTCGTTTTTTGGGGTTAATTTAATCTCGTAGGAGTACTTGTGGTTGGTAACTGACAATACCGAGTCACAAATAACCATATATACACCTAAATTTTTATTTTTGATGTAATACTTATTTGTTTTTGGTGTCATTATCAGAATTGACTCTGAATTTTTAATTAGACTTTTTGCAACATTAACACATAGGGACTCGTATTTCTTTTGTTCTATTACATAGTCAGGACGAGTTAAATTGTTACGAAGAAAAATTCGTAATTTGTAGTATTGTCTTTTTAGTGGGTTCATATCATTGATGAATATATTCACAAAGATATGGTAAAACTATCGAACTAACAATAAGGTGGTGAACATTTTTTCTTCCCGTCTAAACCTGGCATTCTACCTTTACAAACTTGAACCGCATATCCGTTTGCGTATGCACTTGGGTAAACCTTAAACTTTGATTTCGCGGCTGATTTACCACGAGAACATAATTTTGTACCAGCCTTTTTACGACCTTCTGACATCATATCTTTATCATCTATATCCATAGATAATTCCATACCATCTTTTTTTGTTTCATTCATTAAGAAATCAAACACTTGGTCTATATTATTTTTTGCTTCTGCAATATGGTCTTGAGCCCAATCGTGACCATTAGATAAAATTTCCTCAACCATGTTACGGTCTAAATCTAATAATAAGTCACATTGTCTTCTCATTTGTTCTAAGTTACTGAAGAACATATATCTTTCAGACTCTTCTCTTAGAATATTTTTAATTGTTTCATTTATATTTTTCATACGGTCATGCCTCCTTTCATTTCATCTTTTAAGTCATTACATACTACTTGAAGAAATAACTCGATTTCTCTTTCTATTCCTTCGTATTTTTCAAAAACATTTTCCCCTTCAGCGTCGTTAAAATTTGATACTGAATAGTCACCTTCAGCGTCACAAAAAATTTCACCGTAATATTCATCATTATTAACATTCAAATAACCCGTGTGTATAATTTCATCAGGTGTTTCTTCTGTTACCTCATATTTGAATTGATAAGTTGGCATACCTGGATGTTGAAAATACCATGTTTCCCCATATTGAGCCACTTGGTGAGATGAATGTAAACTTTCTTTATCTAAAAATTTACCTGTAGTTGAATGATAATTCAAATACTCCTTTTCCTTTTTTGATAACCCTTCATATCCACCAATTCTATTAATCTTATCTAAGATGCCATCAATTTCTTTTTGACCCTCATTAGTCATTTTTTTAAATACTTTAGATAATTGAGATTCTGTTAATTTTATCTTCATTATTTCTTATTAACTATTTGAAAACTTAATGTATTTTTATAAGTATCTACTTGTCCTGAAGAATAAACTTTCATATCAATAAAATACTCATTTGGTATTTTATCTTTTGTGTCAAAAATAAAATAATATTCATTTGGTGTTTTATTTATTGATGTCCAATCCTGTACTTGTACCTCAGTTGTGCCCTCTCTAACATAAACTCTATAATATGCTGAAATATCTGAAAGAACCTCTTGAGTTGTGTAAGCTTTTTTAATTACTATACCGACCTTTCTTATATCTGTATTTAATATTTTTTCATCTTGTTTTATACCATAAAAATCAAAACCAAATAATTCAGGTTCTCTACTATTATAACTTATATTAAAAAAAGACTTATAAGGTTTAATTATTAATGTGTTAACTTCATCAGGTAAGGAAATATTGTTATAACTAATATCTCTCCAAACATCGTAAAAGGTACACGGTGTTGTCACACCTGAAATTTCAGGTACAGTTACCTCATAAACCCCTTTTGTTTTTAGACAAGAATTTAACTCAGTCGCCCCTGAAAAACTTACAAATTGGTTACTTGAGTTCATTATTGAAACTACAGGAGGTGTATCTAAATTTTGAAAATCTCCGTTTATGTATGAATAAAGATATAATTTGTTCACCTTTTTTTCTGAAAAATTATTTCTATCATCACTGATTAAATCATTATATGTGGTCTCTAAATATGGTTCATAAAATGTTTGGGTATGTCTTGTGAAAAATGCCACAGAATAATTTTCTGTTAATCCTGTCATATTTTCTAGTTGGGGTGGAAAAGATACAATCCATCCTGTTGAACCTGTGGTACCTCCAGTTAAAATTGAGTTAATCTCATCCGTCATATCAAATTCAATATCCTCATTACCAAATTGAAAATGTTGAGTATCAACCAAAGTAAGACCCGTATAATTAACAGTGTTACTTGTAAGAGAATAAATACCATTAACGCTCCAACCTGATAGAGTATTTGGTTGGTACCAATTTGACGGTCTTTGTGAATAACTTTTATCTTCAGGTAACGCAATTGGAGTTAATAAACCATTTGAATAATTTGTTGTATTTTTAACATAGTAAAAATCACTACCTACACCCTCGTCCCAATTTTGAGGTTCCCCTGTTTGGCCAGATGTTTTAGGTATTCTATGTAATTCTAAATCAAATGAAGTTGCTCTTAATCTCCCATTTGACATTTCAGTGTTTAAATATCTTTCATCAAAAGATGAAGTATTTGTCATTTTTAATTTATGTGTAATTCCATTAAAATTTGTACACGCAGTTGAAATTATATTTGAATTAATTTTGCTTATTAATTCAGTTAAATCCAAATCAAAAATAAATCTACTATATCCTGGACTTGATAATACATCATTTGCCGAACCAAAATAAAGTTCGGTATATGGAGCCCTACCTGTGTTTGTAAAACTTCTATATTGTATTGTATTATTTTTACTGAAATACGAACGGTGAATTGACATTTCTATTTTTATATATAAATATCAACTTATCCTAATCTTTGAATTTAAAACTTTTGTATCGTATTTTTCGAGTTCACTTTGTATTTCCTGAACCGATGTTGCATTACTTACAGGAACTGGAGGTACCCCATGATAAGCGTGGACATGTGTCGTTAGAAACAAAACAATCAAGTTTAAAAGTTCTTTCAAACTCTCTCCTCTTACCATGGGTTCGGTTTTTGGTTGAATTTCATTTGATATAAATTCAGTGTCAATTCCGTAATTTGTTTTATTTGTAAACGATATTGCCGGATTTGTTCCAATATTTGTACCGTAAGATAACAAATATATTTCATTACTTCTAAGTAATGATACACTAATTTTTTCATTGGTATAAGACGATGGCTTTGTTACAGTTTCGGTTAACTTAAATTGTTTACCAAATTTGTCTTTTTCCATGACTATCCCAAATCCTGGTGTTTTTATGGAATCTGAAAATTTAACATCTTGATATAATGTTGTTGCGTTTATTTTCTTTATTAAGTCTGTTGGTTGTGTGTTAGGGTCAGGGGTTAAATTTAAAATATTTCTAATATTTAAAGACGGACGATAAAAAAATGGGAATATCTCACCAGTAGGTTTAAATGAAGTTTTATCCGCATCATCAAAAACAATCTCACCACTATTTAAACCTTTTATAAATGTGTTAACTATTTCTGTCACAGCACTCATAGGTTTAGCCTGAAATTTGTATTGAAATAGCGGGACATTTGAAATTGATGGTAACGGAGTATCAAAATTAAAACTTAAAGAAGTTAAATCCTTTAATTCAGGAAGATTATACAAATTAACACTTCCCGTGTAAGAATCAACTGTATTATCTAAACCAACCTCAAGGTCATACTCTATTAATTTTTTTAAACCTACATTCGGTATCTCTAATTTTTTTGTCTTTTTTTCAGGATAACTTATCTTATTTCCATCAAAATAAGTTATTTGTAATGCCCCCATATTATTGTTGGGGATTGGGTTTTCATTTTGGTTAATATTGTTTGAGACTCCTGCTCTTAAAAGAACTGTTGGGACATCTGTTTTTAATACAACATCCGTAGCGTTTTTTCCAAGTATTGCATTATCTTGAGGTTCAGGAAATACACCATAACTATCTGTAAATGATAGTTCTCCATTTTCATCTAAAATATCCGATGTTCCACCATAATTTAAACCCTCAAGCATTACTGATTTACTTGCTTCAGAGTTTTCAAATTTTAAATTTCTTGGGTCACTTTTTGGGCCTGGCACATAAAATTGATTTTTACGACCAATATTTTCCTCAGAGTTGAAATACATGATTAAAACTAACTCATTTGGTTCAGGTACTATATCTAAATGCCTTGGCAAAAAAGGTAAATAAACAAAAGGGTCAAATTTTTTATACCAATATTTTTTATTTAAATCTGTCTTATCCTCATTGAAGATATCTTTTACATTGTATTTGTTGGCGATTGAGTCTAATATACCCTGAATATCCTCGGTCTGCACTATAGCTCTTATTCTATTCGCTCTCTTTCTACACCTAACATCTATTACTTTTCCTATGTAAAATAATTGTGAATTATTCATTATGTTCTATTTTTATATTCCTTTAGTAATAAATTATAAGTTTTTTCTAAACTATCTAAATGTTTTGTTAATCCAATTACCATTTTCTTGGTATATTCAAAATCCTCGTTGATATAGTCCATTGCAAGTTTTAAATCTTTGTTAGATTTATTACTATAGTCGTCAATTATTTCTTTAACCTTTTCTTTCATGTTATAGATACTTTCCAGTTACTTTTATATATGCCGGCATTGCTCCTGTTGGGGCAATCTGTTGGTACGAGAACGCTCCTTCCACTTTACCATTAGTCGTGGTTTCATTATGGTACGATTGGAATATTGAAAAATTCGCCATAAGACCTAAATTAGGACTTCCATCAGGTAATGGATTGGTTGGTAACCCCATTTTTTGTAAATTCTGTATGTGATTAATAAATGCCCTGTTTGGGGATGCCCCTGGTAGAAACTCACTTAAAAGTAATAAAGGGGGAGGAACTAATTGCAACCTACCAATTTTAACCAAATTAAGTAATGCTAAAATTGAATCTATTATGTTTTTACAACTCCGATAGTCTTTAACTAATGCTGATGCAAATAAAACAACACTTACCAATTTCTCAATAACTAAATAAATTGAACCTGTTTGGTCACCTGAAATATCAATAATGATTGCTCTGGCTAAATTCTTCAAATCCTTTTTTATCAAGTCATACATTAATTTCGTAAAAATTGCAAATATTTTACTTGTTATACAATTCACTAATGACCTAAATTCCCTTAAAAACGCAACTTTACCATCAATCTCTTCAGAATATTGTATTCCTAATGCTTTCATCATTGTGAAATAAGGTAACAATATTTTTGGAGATAGAACTGAGAATACTACCGCCATTGGGAACATTCTTAACATTTTGAAATTAAAAGATAACTTTAATTTTGGTAAATTAATATCTTTTGACCACTCAGGGTCATTCGCTAAAGTGTTAAAAAACTCATCAGTAAAAAAGTTTTCAACATTATTCTCGGATATTTTCTCAATTAACTTATAAAGATATTCTGCTTGATTTTCAGCAACAGGTAACTCAACATTACCGCAATCTTCAAACATTACGATACCATTTAATGCGTTTGACACTTTTGCCTGAATTTCAATTTCTTCTTCCATCGACAATTCAAAAAATCTATCAGATGTATCATCTAAAACCGGAACTTTAGCGTTACCACTAACAGAAATTTCAGTATCATTATCAAAACACTCCCCAAATATTCTTTGGATAAATCTACCAAATTTTGTACTGTCATCTAATGTTTTAGTTTTACTTCCCAACTGAACTGAAAATAAATCAGACAACATTATGTCTATTGAAAATTTAAATAGAGTATTAAAGTCAATCAAATCAACAGTTTGATAGTAGTCTTGAAAGAAATCTACAACTCTATTAATGTCTCCTTCTCTGTTTTTTAAAGTTATCTTATAAAAATCACCGAACTCAAGAGCGTTTGGATTATCTACGGAAGGTCTACTATTAACATATTCAATATCAAATAAATCTTGTTCGCTAAATCCTTTATATCCTGTAGTATTATAAATTTCAGAGTATGGTGTATTTTGATTTTGTAATAATTCATTCAACATACGATTTGTACTTCTAGGTATTGCGTTTACTGAAGAATTTGTAAATTTTTGTTTTTCGTATAACGCTAATGAGTACTTATCTGTATTTGGGTCTTTTTTTAATATACTGAAAATATCAATTGAACTTACTTTTACATAAACAACTTGTCCACCATCATATGTTTGTTCTAAGTCACAACCCAAAGATTTTATCATACAACTAACTATGATTTCTTTGATTTGAGGTCTAAGTAATTTTACTGACCTTACAAATTTACCAAGTAAATATGTGATGGTCGCTGACCCACTTGAATTAGTGTTAGTAAAAGTATTAATTAAATTATCTAATTGATTTTTTACCTCACCTTTAGCCGCCGCAGACAGAGCAGACACATCAAAATTTGTCTGTTGTTGTAGTCTATTTTTTACATCCGATTTAGATTTTTTAAATGTATTAAAGGACTCAATTTTATTATTGATGTCGGCATAACTTTTATTTAAATCTAATGGCATTAAAGTGTGAAATTATTATTTACAGAATCAATATCTTTTTTTAATAACCCTTCTAAAAGTGAATCATCCATTTCGGAAATGTCAAATTCATCATCTTTTGAATTTTGTTTCTCCCAAATACCGGCTTGTAGTTTTGAAAGTTGTAATTTTTTATCAACACAATCATTAATTATTTTTTGTTGCTTTTCAATTACTGGACCTATTAAAGTCATATCTTCAGCTTCTTTCATCATAGAAATCATTTTATTTTGAATTCTAATTGCGGTTGACCTTTGTTCTACAAGTTCATTGTAGATTTCTTGCATAAGAGTTAATAAAGAATCTTTAGTAAAATTTATTTGTTTTTTCTTTGGCTTTGACATACTAATAAATATTTTTAATTTATTTTATTCAACAACATCCCTATTTAAACCATCATATATTTTTTTATACTTTTTTAAAGACGCTCTAATTTCTTTTGTTGATAAATTTGTCATCTCTCTGAGAGACAATAATATAAGATTTTTATTGAATTTATTGTTTGTTGTTGCTGGAAAAATTTCTTTGTAGTTGTCAAAAATATCATAAAGAGCCAATCCTAGTTTATACTCATTATCACTCATATCGGTCTCTTCTAATGTATCTTTTATTAAATTCAATAACATCGGTATAATATAAGAGTCATCAACAGGCTCGATATCTATTTCATACATCATTGATGGGCTATTTTCTAAATCGGAAGAGATATCTTCATAGGATATCTTTCTATTCATTTCTTTTTGGTCTTTTAAAATTTGACCCATCAAGTAGTTCTTACAGATAGTTCCAAAATATGAGTAAGCCTTTTTTTCTTTACTAGGGACAAATTTGTCAACCTTAGTCATTAAAAATGAGTGAGTATCACTGTGGATTTCAATAAAATCCATGTCTTTTCTATAGAGTTTATACCTTCTAATAATTGAAGAAATCATTTTATCTAAAGGACCTCTTAAAAAGTCGTTATAGATTTTATTTCTTTCATCATAAGTATCGGCGGTTAGAAACATCCTAACCGCCGTCTCTTCTCTTACATCAAAGTAGTTTTCGGTTTTAACCTTTTTACCACTTCTTATTACTATATTCTCATCATAGTTTGCCGATGTTGCTGATATTGACATTAAGCATTTTCTAAATATTTTATATTTCTATCATCAGTAAAGAAATATTCTTTTTTAGCCGTATTTATCCAAAACTTAA